GTTCGTTCCAGCCTTCCTCTCTTGTTACTACATTACGAATCATTCGCTTATCATAATCAACTGGATAAACTAAACCGTTATCAGCCATTCGTGAGGTTTCAAGTAAGTAGGCGCAAATATGCCATTCTGGTCGGTCGTATAGAAACATGTACATCTGTGCTTGGTGGTACTGTTGCTCGTCAATTCCTTCATGTAAGTAATCTAACCAAGCTTCTAAACTTGTAGGGCATTTAAAGTCAATTCCCCAATCAGGAGCTATGCAGTCGGCTGAACCTCCAAATTCCATGTACATCTCAAATTGAGGTTGGTATTCTGCATCCTTACAGAAATGCTGCTGGTAGTACTCAAATGCTGAGCTTTCTGCTAAGTGACCATGTTCTGTCTGCCATGTTCCTTTCTCATCGTAGAACTTAAAGTACATTTGGTTAGCTAACTGTTTGGCGTAGGTTCTTTGACCTTTTTCGGCTGAGCGTTTTGGGAATAATACAGAACATTTACTGCCAGTAATTAACCCGAATCTGTTATTGTCAAACATAATTTTTAGTTTAAACTACCAGCCTACAATTAAGTAAGCTGATAGTATTATAAATTAGTATCTAAGGTTTACTTTTTCTCTTCTTTTATAGTTGTAGATTTGCTCTATCAGATTAATATATTGTTGAGTAGTAGGGCAGTCAATCATTAAGGTAGATTGTAATTTTAATTTTGAAATAAATTCTGTCAATTCAAAATTACCCTTTTTTAATAATCTTAATAAAGCAAAAATAAACTTTTCTCTTTTATAACCTTTATAAATTAAACCAATAGTTTTTAAATTTTCTGCAAATACTATGGCTTCATTCCAAGTCTTAATCTTAAATTCTCCATCATAAAATTCTTTAATTCCTGAACCTGATGTATTAGATGAAAAACCACTTAATAAAGCAATACAAATATTATGAGCTAAATTATATTTATCTTTAAAAACTTTATATTTTATATAATCTTGGTTTTCAAGTTTACAATAACCAGTTAAATAGTCATCAGAGTTCCAAGTTTTTGAGTTTTGGTTAAGTATGTGAACCTCGTTAAGTCCATAACCTTTACAGATTACATAGTTTAAAGGAAGTTTTAATTCTTTAATTACCTCAAATCTATGTTGGCCATCAATGATTTCATAGTTCTCGTTTACTGTTATAATAGTAAATAGATAGTTTTCAGTCATTGAGTTCTGAAGTCGTTTTATGTGAAGTAGATTTTTGTTTCTGTTGCCATCAATAGGCTTAAACATAAAGTAGTCTGTTGTTGTGTGAACTTGGTTACTGTGCTTCACCATTGGTTCTGATTTAAAAATATTCATTTTTTTTAAGTGGTTTTATGCTTTTTGATTTTTTACCCTAAGTGCCTCTACCATTTCGCCAAATGCTCTAACTTTAGCAGCGTAGATAATAATTGATTTGCCTGCCCATTGTTCAATATAAGGAGTATCTAATACCTTAGTAATGATTTTTGCATTGGTTTTGTTTATAATCATTCCTTTTTGACCTCCTTTGAAATAAGCTACTGTGCATTCCTGAGTACCTTCAGCAGTTTTAACTTGTTCCTTTTGCACTTTCTCAATAGTGAGCTTTAACTCCTGATTAGGTTGAAGTATTTCAGCCCCTATGTAATTTGTATTTGTTAGCTTGCGCCAATGGGTTAAATTAGTTTGATTTTCTGTTTGCATAAAATTTGATGTTTGAAAAGTGATTAATTTGAACTTGTATTTTGTCTACAGTTAGGCATTTGTTTTCCCAGTCAATAAGGCATTGACCTAAATTTGCGTAATCTTGTTCAGTTGCATTTTGACTGTTTAGCTTTTCTCTTAGCTCGTTATAAGTTTTCCATGCTTGTAACTGGTCATTTACTGCTGAGTTGAGTTTATGTCTTAGCTCAAGTTTTTCAGGATATTTAGAATTGATTTCTTTTGCCATGTGTTAAGTAGTTAATGCGTTCTGAAACTTGTTGCAACAATAAATCTGCTTGGATTTTTTTTTGTATGTTGTAGTCTTGTATCGCTAATTGTCTCAAGCGTTGTAATCTAATAAAGCGATTAATTAATATTTGATTCATTTCTAAAAGGGTTTGCTGAATTGTAAATTTGTAACCTGATGTCTCGTTGTTTGTCGTAGTACTCCTGCTGGTTGACTTTTTCCATAAGCTTTAACTCTGCTGCAAAGTTCCATAATCCCAAGCTCTCTGCAATTTCTAAGCATTCTATAAAGTCTTTTTGACCCATTCCGTACCATTCTCTTATGGTATCTTCTGCGAATTGTTCAAGTGTCATAAGTCAATTCCTAATTCATTAATTTCGTTTTCCAAAGCTTCTAAAATTGATTTGTCTGAGTAAGTCATTGAACGCATCATTTGAATCATAATTCTTGCAATTTCATGACTGGTTGCATCGTCATCTAATTCTACTGAATGCTTAATCCCATAAGCTTCACAAGTGATTTTAATTTTGTCCATGTTATTTAGATTTTAAAAATTGTTTAATTGCATCGGTTATAAGCTGGTCCTTTGTGTAGATACCCTCGTAAGCGGTGCGAGTTTGATTGATTTTGTCCTGATGAATGCTAATCTGTCTGATTAATTCTTCTGATAGCCTAAAGCTTTGAAGTCTTTTCTTTTCGGTCATATATGTAAAGGTTGATTTGTGTTACAATAATTAAGATTGAGCCTACAAGCATAGGTAAAAAGAACTTGTAAGGTAGGTAAGCTGTTGACTGAAATAAGGCAATAGCTAATAAAATGTAAAGTAGTTTTTTCATGTGGGTTAATATTTTATTATTAATTCTGTTTTATTAATTGCAAAGTATAAGTTTTGTAGTTCGTGTATATAATTTATCATACATAATCTATGACAAGCAGCATCACTATCATCAATAAAATATGCCCATCCTGAATCTTCATCTAAAAATTCATCCTTTTCAAAGTATTTAATTGAATGAATATAACCATCAGAATTTTGAATAAAATAATAATTATTTATTTTATTTAAAGTAAACCCAAATCTTAATAAACCTTGCTCAGTTATTTCAATTGGGTTATAATAATCAAAGTCAGGATTATCATTCAATTCAAGTATTTCTTCTGCTGTAATTTGATTATAAGTTATAAAATAGTCGCTATTCTTATACCAATTCCCTATCCTTAATTCATTTGCTTTCATATTATTTTTTAATAAAAATTGATATTAATAAGTTGCAATAATTTTTATCTTTACAAATTTCTGTTTGTGTTATATCTATTATGTAATGAGCCATTTGATTACGGCTCATTTTTTTAAGTTCATCTATTGTTTTTTTAGTTACCATATCCTTCAGGCGTAACATCTTCAATTGTATATTTAGCTTTTAAAACTGTTTCTTTTAGTTTTGATACAGTTTCTAAATTCAAAACATTTAAAACTTTTAATTCAGCTTCTTTTTTACCTTCTTGAAAAAACTGATTGAATTCTGCTAATAATGTTTGTTCTGTTGTCATTGTCTTGCCGTTATTGTGATACAAATATACAACCATTGTAATCAATTGCAAGCAGGTGTAAACAAAATAATCAAAATAATTCCCTTACTTTTTGTAAAGTGCTATAAATCAGTAAGATTAATTTTTAAAAAATAAGAATTAGTCCCAAAATAACTGCTGAAGTTGTAGCAATTAGGCTAAGTTTTTTGTGTAGTTTTAGTTTACTTTCAAGCTTTGAGTTTTCTTTTTCTAAACTTTTGGTTTGAATGTCGTATTGTTCGGCTATATCTCGGTAATTAGTAACCTTGCGTTCAAGAATTTCAATTACTTCTTTTTGTGTATGCGAGATTATACTAATACTTCTATTCTGCTCCATTATACTTAAGATTTTTCGCATTTCCGAGTGAGTCAAAGTCTTGCAATCCTGCCCTGATGCTATCAATGAGAATGCTATCAGGAAGCAAATAGATAAAAATAATTTTTTCATGAGTTTTAATTTTAGTCTTATAAACGATTGAATCAAGTTTAACTATTACACTATCAATTCTAAGGTTGTCTTTTTGCCTATTTTCAATGACTGTATCGCTTTGAATTTGTTTAGGTATATAAATAGACCTTTCCCAATAAAAAGCCACTATACACAACACTACAACAATAAAAAATAAACTACTTCCTTTTCCCATTCTTAAGATAGTTACCAGAGTTCTGCTTTTCTTTCCATTCCTTCTCAACTTGAGCGACTATTTGTTTACGTTTCAATTCGTGTTCCGCAATGGCTTTAAGTTGTTCTGGTGTGGCTTTGTACTTTAATAAACTTCTCATAATAATGTGCTGAGTAAATAACTTACCCAAATAATGCACAAAATTAATATAATTATATCTTCTTTTTTTTGCTCGTTCACTTGATTATTAAAATTTGTTTGCGGTTTCCTGAAGTTTTATAAGAAATATGCACCCAATGTGGACCAGTATAATCTCCATATTCCCAAATAAGCTGGTCAAACTCTAAAGTCTTAGCTAATTCAAATAACTTTTTGTTTTCTGATTTGGTACCAGTAGTGATGTCTATTGCTTGTCCTTTGGTGTGTTGACTTGTTGGACTTCCACCTACTAACTTATTTAATTTAGCTGAGCGAAAGAAAGAGTTAATCTTGATTGGCTTTCCGTACATCTTGCGTAAAGGTTCAAAGATATTCTCGGCTAACTGTTGCATATTGTGTAACTGTTGCTCATTTGGTTGGTTACTGATGCCGTTTCTGATTGCAGTCGGTGACAATGTAGCCTCATCGTAAGTAATGTGTTTACTAATCTTCATAATTCTCATAATAAATCTCAGTTAAAAAGCCCTCAGTAAGAATCAAAGCCATTCGCCTTATATTATCTATTCGGTCCTTGTCCTCTCGGCTCATCATTGAATAGTCGTAAGCATCACAAACCGAAAGAGATACTGAGCAAATGTGTATTATTTCGCCCCTTGTTTCGCATGGTTCGTATATAATTTCTTCATTTACTGTTTCCTCAGATAACTGTTCCATTGATAACCTCCTTTTGATAGACTTGACCTTCGTTAATTAAAATAAACCCATGCACCCAGTCATTAATCGGCATATAAGCAGGGGATAAATCGCAAAGACAACCACTTGAATACGCATAATAATAAGGTTTACCAAGTATCATTCCAGCATCTTTGCTTTGTCTATGAAAATGACCTATAATTAATGGTCTATTTATCTTTAACCTTGCTGCTCTTGCTGGGTTAATCCCTCCACTTTTCATTGGTAGTTCGTGACCATGCAAAACTGCGATATCCCACATATAAGCCCACTGTAAATTGTCAAGCTGAATGATTGAAAGCTCATTAAGTCCGAGTATCTCAGCTAAATTTATATGCTCAATGTCTAAAAGTTCTGGAGCTTTTAACCTGATCCACTTATCAAACCTTAAATCATGATTCCCATACTTGTAAATAATCAAAGCTTTAGGAAACATCTCCCTTAAACCTTTCAAGAAAATCTTAGCACAATCTAACTCGTACTTTACTGAATGTTTAGTAGTGTTATTTTCGTGTTTAGAAATTAAGGCAAAGTCTAACAAGTCACCATTTATATAGATAGTATCTACCTCCTCTTTTAAACCGTATTCAAGTGCAGAGAAAAGAGCTTTGTCGTCATGGTATGGCAAGTGAATGTCACTAATAACTAAAACTTTTTTTCGGTCTTTAGGTAAATAATAAGGTTCTACTTTTTCGGTTTCTCCTTTGGGTAGTTCCTCTTTTAGTTTAGCTAAATAGTCAATGTGTTCTTTTGCAAAACCTCTATTTGTATCACCATCTGAACCTCTGTAATATCTAATTACTCTTCTGATTGATTCAACACTTTTAAATTGTGCTGGATTGTCTGAATAGATTTTTTTAGCTAAAGTATTATTTGCCGTATTTGGATAGTCTTTTAAATATTGGTAGATAATAATGTTTGGTTTTTTCATATATATAGGGTAATAAATAAAAGACTCATTATAGTAGTAACTACTGGAAAAGCTAAGGTCTTAACTAACAAAAATGCGACTATGTTGTATTGAAGAAATTTGCACAAATGCCAAGCATCCCAAAACATTGGAAAGTATTTAAAGAAAATAGGCTTAACCATTTCGGATTGATGCCTTGAAAAGAATTTTCCTAACTTATAGTAGGCATCGTGATGAGCTATTGAATCTCTAATTGCATCTAACCAAACATATAGTAAAAGTAAAATCATTCACTTTTTTTGTTAATCAATTTTCTCAAAGCTCCTTTGAAATCGTCAGGAATAATAAGTAAGCACAAACCAATGATTCCAAGACCAGCAGAATAGTAAATATCAATCTCGGCAAAGGTCTCATACACCAAAGGTAAACCAATTAAAACAAGCGAATAAAAAAAGCAAATCAATCCGCATATCGTTGTAACTGGGTTATCTAATAAGTTTATATTTTGCTTTATTTTTTTAACCATTTCTTGAGCATTTGGGTTAACTGCCAAAGTGAAATGATTACGGATAAAGTAAACGATAAAAACTGCACTACTGGTAGCCAATGTGCAAGTGTTCCTACTATTGCGAAAGTCCAGCTAACTATATTAAGTTCTATTATTTTTGTGTTCATCAAATGGTAGACATATAAGTGTTTAAGGCATTATATAAAGATGAGTTATTTACTTCAGTTGCGAAATTTGCTCCAATCCACCAAGCAGAAATTTGACCTAAATAAGTTGCACTTGTCAAACCAGCATAAGTAAAAACTGAATAATTAGCATTGTCAGGAGCAGCGGTAGTTCCTGATAATTGATTAGTAGTTGTTATTGTAGTATTAACAGCTAAAGTAATACAGCCAGTACCACTTGCAGCGGTTCTATTCATTACCAACATTCCAGTATTAGTAGTGTTAAATTGAGTTGCTAACCCAGTTGTTGTGTGCAGTCTTGCGTTTGCTTCATTATATCCTAACACATAACTTCTCGCTCCTGAATTCCCCCATAAATATTTATTTAATGTTGCATCGTGAGTTCTTTTCCAAACACCAATACCAGCATTATTTTGAGAAAAATTTACTGCTTGAGTTGTTGGATTATAATTAGTATTAATAAATGCTGAAGCAGCTCCTTGAAAAGCTGAACCATTAAAAGTTAAACTACCTACTGCACTTGCATTAGTTGTGCCATTTGGATTTTTCCAATTAATTAAAGCGAACCCACTTGAGCCAGTATTCGCAAACATATAGAATACATCTAATTTGTCCCAAACTCCAGCAGTTTTCAAGTCTTCAATTAACTTATTTTGATTAACTTGGTTTGCTAAACTTGGCAAGGTAATTCCTGAACTTGTAGCTCGTGATAAAATAGCTTGATACTCGGCAGAAAAACCGCCAAAGCTACTTCCATTACCTCCGACAACAGTCCCTAAACCTAAGCTAATCATTAACCAATAATGTTAAATCCGTAACCAATAACAGAACCTGAACTTGGAGTTATGTTTGCGATTGGATCTCCGTTAAAAGCAGGAATAAGCATACCTTGTTTTAAGGTTTTACCGCTCAATCCGTATTGAGTTAAAAGGTTTTGCCCGTTCACAGTTGACAAAGTTGTCAAAACGCAATCAGCATTCACAACTATAACATAAAAAGTATTCCCAGTTGAGGCCGCATCGATGAATTTACACCCATTACCGCCTAACATTCTTTGTTCTAATATCATAATATTATATATTTTTTTCTTTTAAAATTTTAATTTGTTGGGATAACACAACTATCGTAAGGGTTTGCTATGTTTAAAGTGAAATTACAAACCCATCCAGCGACTTCATCTCCGTAAGAATCTTTAATCGGAGTACAAGTAATATTTTCTTGCATCTCAAAGTACGAACCATAGTAAGTAGACTGCTTTATTTTGGCTATCACATCTGAAATAATTTGTAGTGTATCACTCAACACATCTCTTTCGTTGCTCAAGTCCTTTAAAACGATGTCTATTGCAGTCAATTGTAAGTTAAGACTAAATACCTTAGTACTGAAATTTGAAGGTCTTACATCGCCCCAAAGCAAAGGGTAAGACAAAGGCGCACTCGCACCCAAATCTGCGACATCGCAAAAAGTAAAGTTCCCATTTAAGAATTGATTACTTGTTGCTATTTCCTGTAATAGGTTTACTACTTTGTTGAGGCTGGTTTGCATTTAAATAGATTCTTAGTTTTTCTAAATTTGATTTGTTTTTGCTTCCTTTTTTTCTCATAGTTATGTTCTTCTTCTAAAGTTTCCTTGATATTTAATACTCGGAGGAACTAAATCCCAGTCAATGTCAGGTCCAAGATACATTCCATTTTGGTAGTTATTATCGTTCGGATAAATAGTATCTATATTAGCATTTGGTTGTGTCAAATATAACGGATAAGTACTCGTATTTGCGAGTAAAAAGTTAGTCAATCGTTCAGCATACCACTCAGCCCTATTTTTTGTGTAGTCAAGTAAGTATCTTAAATCGTCTAAACTTGCTTGGTTAGAAAACTCTGAGTTCTTTGTAGCTATGTTCTTATTCTGAAACTTAAAACTCAAAGGCAAAATAGACTCATACACGCAATATTTAACGAGAGTAGGTGTAATGTAAGTATCTAACAAAGTTACATTCGCTGCGCTTACTGTATTGCTTGATACTTGTGTTACTAATTGATTGTATAAAGAGGTACCAAGTATGGGAAGTAAGTAAACATTTTGCGCCTCTTTAATCGTAGGCACTAATAATTTAGGGTCTACATTCTCGCTTATAATAGACTCTTGTTTAAGGGTCTCTTCTGATATAAATAATACTGTTGCCATTATTTCTTTTTAACTAAAATTGATGCCCATTGATGTCTGCAATAAGGTAAGTGAATATCGGTACCTGGCTTTGTGTACCAGCCTCCTCTTTTGGTCCAAACATTTCTACCTACTCGCTGTGAAATCTTACTGATTTCGTCTCGTGTGTAGAGTTTATTCAAGTTTAATAAAGCCTTGCAGAAAGCTCTGTTCTTACTATCTTTTGGTCCTTGATATTTGTAGCGAACTTCGTACTTTCTAAGTTCGTCTGCTATCTTTCCGATTGCTGATTGAGTAGGCAGGATATTAATAACGTTCCAAGCTCCCTCTGTTAAGGTTAAAACTTTCTTATCTTTCAAAGACTTAATTAACTCGTCTAACTTACCCTCACTTACTTCTAAGTTAACAGCTAAATCCTTCTTGCTTATTAATGGGTCTCTTTTTACTTGGCTTATTAACCTTCTCTCCTCTTCAGTTAGTGACTCAATAGCAAAAGCCATCTCTGTTAAGTCCTGCTCAGAAAACTCTAAGTGTGACTCAAAAGAGTAGTGGTCTTCAAAAATCTCTAATTTTCTGCTTTCTATTTCAAAATATTCGTCTGCGTCTACTCCATACTCTGCGAAAACTTCAATTTCGCTATCTTCTGAAAACGACTGCGGAGTTATTGGCGTTGGTTGTTCTAATTTAGGCAAACCAGCCATCTCTCTCAACTCGTCTTTTGTCGCAATTTGAATCAATGTCTGTTCGGTAAACTCAGGTGAGAATGGTTCTAAAGGCTGAACTTCATATGGTTGATTTATACCATTCAAACCGATTATATAGTTAAATAATTCTTCAAAATGGTTCTGGTCGGGCTTGATTTCGTTTTGTTCAAACAATTTAAACGCATCTACCATCTCATTTCTTCCACCGAGTTGTCCTTCTACTCTGATGCCCATAAAAATAGGAGAAGTAACACGATGAGCTACGAATATTTCTTGCTGTATAGTATCGTTTAAGATGTCAAATTGTTTGTCTAATTCCGATGGTTGAAGACTAATTACATTTGGAGCTTTATCACTACCATCTGAGAAATTAATTATCCATCTACCAGCATTATCTGTGCTGCCGTGTTTGTTATTAATCCTTCTAACTAAAGCTCTTTGCTCTTCGTCTGTTGGAATTCCATTATTAAAATTCAAAATACCACCAAAGAAGAAATTATTTTGCAGGTTAGCCCTATGAAAATTTGCTACCTCAACATCGCTTTCAATATAAGGAATCGCACCTATGTAATCAGGCAAAGGATAAGTAGAAAGATTAGGTCTATACTCTCTATAGTAAAGGATTTGTACTCCTTCTCTTTTTTCGGTATTGAAAGCATCGTACTCAGTAACTTTAGGTCTATAATCTTCCCAATTATCCGAATAGTAAAAAGAAGTGTTATCTACATTTGAACGGATTTTTGCGAAGTCCATATGATAGACTTGAGCTACTTTACCAGTAAGTTTACTCCAAACTATTTGTAGTGCATAGCCTCCGTATATTCGCTTATCTAAAACAGCTTTATTGAAGATGTCACTTAGTGTTTCAAAATTGTTAGGACGAACTAAAAATTGTTGAGCTTTTACTGCTTGTTCAGTTACTAATCCTTCCTTTATTTTTAATCCTCTTCCGTAAGTGTATTTCTGTTTGGCTGTTAAAATTGCATTGTGTTTAGCTGACCTATTAAATAAGTCTACAAGGTATTGAGGATAGCAATTATTTTCGCCATAATTTACCCAGTTTTTATTCTTGTCCTTTTCAAAAACTGGTATCGTATAAGTACTAACTGGCTCGTTATAAAAAACGAATTTACTTTTATTGTCTGTCATAAACTATTACTTCTATATTAGGGTCATAACTGGTAACTGTTGCATCGCTAAATTCTAAAAGGCACTTGCCTCGTTCAAGTAAAGTATCGTTTTCGCTTGGACTTTCTCCACCAGTATTTGTGTATAGAGAATACTCGTAAAATCCTTTTTCTTTTAAATAAACAATTCCTTC